GGATTAAAATGAAAAAACAAGATCAATTATTAAGACCTAGCTCGATTGAAGAATTAATACTTGTTAACATGCTAGATCGTGGGATGGTTACTTCTCAAATGTTTGAAACAATGTATTCAGGTATCCAACATCATCCTGAAGTTAAGAAGATAATACAGGAGCAGACCTTCATTGAAGAGGGAAAACAATACGGGTTTGATCAATTTGGTTTAAACCATACAAAACCAAAAAGAAAACCAAAAAAAAATAGTTTGGCTAAGAAAAAAAACAAAGTATAATGATATAGTTGATACCCTAAACAGCCTTGTATTTAGTTATCCCCTTTCTATTGCAGGGCTGTTAAATTAAAATGAATAACAGAGTTTAAAGAAGAATTGAAACATCTATTTTAAACATTATAATAAAAAATAATGATCTGTTATTCATTGTGATTTATGTTTAAATTTACCTTTTCTTGATTTAGGTATTTGGTAATCTTTGTAACTGTTTAAATTGTAGTAATATAACTCATATAACTGAACTGAGTTAAATATCGGTTTCTGTTTCTGGTAAGATGTCGTAATGTTTTGCAAACTCCTCACTGAAACCATATTTTCTTTCAAAATTACTTGTCTGTAAATCTTTGAAAATATACTCGTTAGTTTTTTCATTTTTAACCACCTTTCTTTTTTTCCAATAAACCTGCCCTTGTTTGCTTATATGTCTAGAAAATCCAATATTATTTTGATTTACACCTAACATTTTAATTTCCTTTTTAATATTGTTTTAATTTGTGTTTAAATACTCTTTTGTCACAATAAGAACTGAACCTAACGGAAAGTTTAGCGTATCATGCATAAACTCTATCATAATACGTTGATTTAAATTTAAGTTGTTGTTACAAGGGGAATAAAGATTTTTTAGTTTACCTGAATATGAAAATAGTCCACGTTTTTGATAGTCATAAACAGTAATTTTCTTTTCTTTTTTCATGTTTCTATAAAATCGTATTTATTAGAGTCTAACATATTTAGTAAAAGCTTCTTCTTGATTTTATACGGCTCTGTCTTAAAACCTTTACAATCTTCAATAATTATTTTTCCATCTTGAACTTGAAAATAAACAAAGTCAGCAATGTATTTAATTTCACGGTGTTTTTTTCCATTAAATGTAAAACTAGGTAGCAGAATATACGGTATTTGATGTTTTAAATCTGCAATTTTTCCTGCTTTAACTAACAATTCAAGCTCGATAGACCTTCTTTTTTCACGTTTAGAATGGTATCCGTCAGCCGTTACCGTATTGTTATACTTATTTTTTCGTCTCATAACAGTTACTTACAAAATATGATTTTAATAACCGAAGCTCTGCTCTATTATTATCTTCTATATTTATCGTAAAATTTCTTTGTGCTATATTTTTTTGTTTGTATTCAGCATACTTTGTTTTAATATCAGGCGCTGATGTTGGCCTTGGACTTGTTGGGGGTGTTGTATTTATATTTATATTCATTTTATCTCCATTTATTTTTAATTTAAATATACCTAAGTATACCATAATTTTAAATTTCACGTATAATGTTTTTAAATGGCAAAAAAAAAATCGGAAGTTATTCCTATGTTTTGGACTAAAGATCGTTTGAAAATGTTACAAAAATACGCTTTATTACCCCCTTTAAATTTATCTAGTATGTTTAATATATCTTTTTCTGAATTTAGAAAACATATTTCAAATAATAAAGAAGCGTATTACATTTTACAAAATGCTAGAAATTTTACATTACATCAAACAATATACGATTTAAAAACTAATTCTCAAAGTGGTTGTTTCCAATCAGCTCGTTTATTGTTGTCTTTATATGGCGGTGATAACCCTGAATCGTTAGATGAGCAACTAGGGAGTAATCAATTATCCCCTGAAGAGGTAACAGCTAACATACGTACACTATTACAAAACAACCCTGAACTTTTACCCCCTTCTGATAATGAATGACTTTTTACATGATTTAGAACATCAATTAAAACTTTATTCACAACTAAAAGAACAACATGGTTTATTGTTTATGGATTTTGAACGGTATAAAAAACAAAATGATTTCCGTAATTTGATTTTAGACCGTGTAAAAACAGGGATAGGGGCTAAAATATTTGTTTGTTTTGGCGGTAATCGTTCTGGAAAAACCGAGTTAGGGGCATCTATTATCGCTGAATTATTAGAATCTAAAAAACAAATGAAATTATTATGTGCTACCGTAAACTATTCTATGTCCGTTTCAGTTCAACAAATGAAAATTAACAATTTAATTAATAAGCAATCTTTTACAAAACGGAGCGGTACTTATGATAATGTAAGAGGATTTCCTCATGAAACAATAGCCACTGATTCAGGTAATATATGTTATTTCCGTTCTTATGCTCAAGGTCGTGAAACGTTTCAAGGTTTAGATATTGATTTTGCTTGGTTAGATGAAGAATGTAGTTTTATGTTATTTACTGAAGTTTTGTCACGTACTGCCGACCGTAATGGTGTTGTTTTATTAACATTTACGTCTTTAATGGGCTACACTAAACTAGTTAATTTTTTATATGATTCTAATAACCCACTCATACAAACTACTACCCTATCTATACTTGATAATCCTTTTATTTCTAAAAAAGCTAAAAATGATATAATTGCAACGTGGGATGATGACGAAATCACAATGAGACGGGACGGAAAACCCCATATTAAAAGTGGTTTAATATATAAAGAATACAATAATGATATACACTTAATTGATTCGTTTGATTATCTTAAATATGTTAAAGGAAATCCTGATCGATACGAAATCCACGAAGGTATAGACCCTCATACAAGAACCCCCCACCATTGGTTACGGTTTTGTTATGACAGAAAAAAAGATATTTTGTATGTAGTTGATGAATTAAAAGCCCCTTATGAATCTATGTTAGTTGAAGATTTTTCACGATTAATAAAAGCTAAACGTAACGGGGTACATCCCTTATACTGTCAAATTGATACATCGGCACAAACCCCTGATGTTATACACAAAGTACACTCAGAAACAGGGGAATTTCAAGAAGATTTACATACGATTAGAACCGAATTTGATAAACATGGTATTTCTACTATTTTGTGTTCAAAAGATAACAATATTGGTATTAATGCCGTTAAAAATCGTTTAAAATGTGTTAGGACTAAAGATGGAACAATCAAACGACACCCAAAACTATATATATTTAATACCCTTAACGGGTTACGTTATGAATTTAAACGATATTCATGGCAATCTTATACAAGTGATCGTATTGCCGAGGGCAGGGAAACGTTAAATAAGGTCAACAAAAAAGATGACCATTTTCTAGATTGCCTTAAATATGAAGCAATAAAACTAAGTAATGATTATAACCTTTCTAACACACCTATTCCTGAATTACCTATGGTCATTCCTAACATGTATTAATTTATAGTTTTTTTACCTATACAATCAATTAAAACGGTAATATTAGATAATTTTATATGAATTTTGTTTGAATATCGTTAAATTTTGGGTATAATATTATTATATTAAGCTATTAAATCTAAAAAAAATATAAAAATTACTATTTCTATTATATATATATTTTTACTAAAAGGCTTAATATTTGGAAAAGTTAGAAAGGTATCAGCAAGAGCAAGACGCTATAGAACATTTTCTAGGCTTAAAAAAAACGTATTCTGATCAACGACAACCCTATGAAGACGCATGGCAACAATCTTTAGATGCGGTATACATGCGTGACGATAATTTAACGAAAGTTTATGAAGGCCGAGCAGAAGTAAATTCCCCTATTATGAAGTGGAAAGTACAGGGCATTGTTAGCCGAGTTATGAAAATTCTTTTTAATTCTATTCCTATCGCACGAATTGAACCGACTCAAAATAGTAAAATGCATAATTCTGTTATTGACGTATGGAATCGTTTTATTTTTGAAAAACAATTAGGTGATATTGATTTCATGGATGCGTACCGATTATTTTTTAAAAATTGTGCTATTCAAGGTACATCTGTTGCCAAAATCCCACAAATTTATGAAAAACGTGATATTACTTTTTTTCCTGATGATGAAGAAAGTGATACGGAAATGGTTATCAAAGATAATACATATTTTGAACCCATATTATTAACTGAATTTTATTCTGATGTTAATAAATATTCACCGCAAGATAGTTTAGCTAATATTCATACCACTGCTATACGTTACGAAGATTTAAAAAAACATGAAAAACGTAAAGAAAAATCTACGTTTGAAATGGTTGATCCATCTACAGGTGAAGTCGTTGGATATGAAGAGAAAATGGAAGATGTTGGCAAATATCACAATTTAGATTTAATTGTTAATAACGAGGGCGGTTACTCCCCACAGCAACAAGATTATATTGAATTGTTAGGCTTTAATCGTACAGCCAGAACAGCATTTCAAAAAGCATTAAGAGATCAAAAAAAATCAGGTTTAGTACGTATTGATGAATGTTATGGAAAATTCTTTTTAGATGGGGAAGAAAGGGAAGTTATTTGTACGATTGCAAACGGTAATGTTGTTATACAGTTAGAAGAGTCTCCATTTAGACATAAACAATATGTTAGACCGTTTATTGTTGGTAAATATGAACCAATACCTAACTGTTTATACGGTGTCAGTAACGTAGTAGCAGGATTATCTTTATTACGTGAATTAAATGCCGCTAGATCACAAAGCCGAGACGCTAACACGCAATCTATTTTCCCTATGACCTATATTGATAAAACACGTAACATTAACTGGGATAAAATGTGGCGGCCTAACGGAATTATTGAAGGTCAAGGCTCTAACGGTATAACTTCTATTATTAATCCTAGTTTAGCAAATGTTAATATTAACGATACTGCTATTATACAACGTGATATAGACCAATTATTTAGTTTAAGTCCAGTTCAAGAAGGTACAAGTGATCGAACCAAAATACCTCAAACTAAAGGGGCTACATTATCAATTATTGCCCAAAATGATATGCCATTAAATGAACTTATTAACTTACAAACAAATGAAGTTATAAAACCCTTTATTGAAATATTATATGAACGAAATATTACCTTTAAAGATGTATCCGATTTATTAAGTGTTTATTCTGAAGAACAGTTAGCAAAACTAGGGTTTACTAACAATATTAAAATGCAGAATTTATACTTTGATTTTAATACAAAAGTTTTAGGTAACTTAGAATTATCTAACGAAATAGCTCACCAAAATGGCTATATGAATTTTTTAAATTATGCGTCATCTATACCCCCATTAGCTAAACGCATAAATTGGCAAGAGGTAGGGGAAAAATTATTGGCCGCTTTTGGTATAAAAGACGATGCTAACAATATCTTTTTAGATGATGAACTGGTAGCTCAAACAGATGCACAAATGGCACAACAACAACAACAAGCTATGCAACAAACAAAGCAAATGGAAAAACAAGAACGAATAGAACAAAAAATAGAGGATATAGATAAATATAAAGCTGAAACACAAATTGATTTAGAAGCTAAGTTAATAGAAGACAATCACGAAGTTATGGTTGAAAAATTAACAGGACAAAAAATTGCCTAAACTATTAGAAAATACGTTAGAGTTTAAAGAAATTTTAAACATTATTAATGAACAAATTGCTATGTTACACAATGAATTAGATCGCTCTTTATTAGATCAAAATAGCAATATTGAATATTTAGCTGTTAAACGGTTGGCATATAAAGAATTAATTGATGTATTTGAAACCAAATTTAACAATAATTAAAAGGAGATTTTTATGGAAATTATAGAAGAAAATAATAAAATAGAAGAATTAGAAGAAATAAAAAAAGAAAAAACGGTTGTACTAGATAAACCTAAAAGAAAGCCACGTAAAAAAAAGGTTGTTACACCTAAAACAGATCATTTATTTAATGCTGATAATTATACAGATGATTCATTTAAAGCGAATCATAACATTAAATGTAAAGTCCGAGCGGCTAAGTCTTTAGGGGTTTCTATTGATCATTTAGACGATACTTATAGAAAATTGAATGGAAAAAAACTAGACGGGTTTTATATTACTGAACTTATTGACCGTTTTGGGTTTTCTGATGGTAAACAAAAAAGCCGAGCTCAATTAGCTACGATTCATAATTTAACTAATATTATCCCTGTAGAAGTTGCTGAAGATAAACTAAAAAAGATTTTAGTGTCTAGTAACGTTGTCGATGCTTATAAAGCACATATAAAGGAATTTACAGACGGGTTTGTACATGAAACTCATGATAAAAGCGTATATGGAGAGTAAATTAATATGGAAAAAGAAATAAATACAGACATTAACACTATGTCATCTGATGAATTAAAAGATTTTATTAATACCGAGAATGGTACACCCATAAACTCTACTAATGAAACATTATCCGATACAAACACCGTTGTTGATGAAACTGAAAATGTAAATGAAAATGAAAATGATGCAAGTACAGACACGTCAGAAGATGTGAAACTAGAAGAATCATCACAACCCGAAGAAAAACACTTTTATCAAGGTAAATCTAGGGAACAAATTATAGAGATGCAAGAAAATGCAACAAAAAAGATATCTCAACAAGAAAATTATTTACATAAATTAAATAAAGAGATTGAAGAACTAAAAAACAGTCATAATGAAATGATTAATAATCAAAAAACAGTAAAAGATACTGATGATTTTGACGAGATTTTAGAAAACTATAATCAAGATGACGTTAATGTGATAAATAAATTAGTTGAGAAAAAACTTAACTCTATAAAACAAAACGAAAAAAAACAGACTGAAACAGAATTACAACAAAATTTTTTAGAAAACGATGCTCAGTTTAAGGCATTTGAAATAGTTTTACACCAAACCAATCCTGAATTAACACATAAATTTCAAGAAAAATTGCAATCTGAGTTTAATTCTAAAGGACGATCGGAAACAATCGATAAAAAAGGTTGGTTTATGAACTGGTCACAAAAAACATTATCGGATCTAAAAAATAATAATAATTCTGAAAAAGCTGTTAAATCACAAAAAAATTTAGTAGCTAGAAAAATGAAAGCTAGTCCTGTTCCTACATCTTCTACATCTAATAATGGTAGTTCTTTAAAAGGAGTGCCAGCACCTAGAGGGGCAGAAGAGTATAGACAATGGGTAAAAGTTAATCATGGTATAACCATCTAGTTACGTTACATAAGGAGTAACACAAATGGCAGATCAAAAAGCAACGGACGCTAGTTTATCAGCAGCGGTCAATACGTATTACGAAAAAAAGATTTTAGAGGATTTTGATAGTAAGGCAGTTTGGTATACAAACAGTCCTGAAATGACACCAATTCCACAGGGTTCAGGTAATGTTGTACAGTTTACACGATACAATAAAATTGATGCTCTTTTTGCTGATGATTCAGATGAATTTACAGCACAACAAATGTACTTGTCAGCTCAAACGTTGTCAGCAACATTACATGAGCGTGACGGTTACGTACAACTTTCACGTACAGTTACATTAACTGCTATATCTAATATTCTTGATAAAGCATCTAAAAAAGTACAAGATGCCGCTGTTAAAACATTAGATAAATTAGTACGTAATGATATCGGTATGGCAGTTGCAGACGTTGCTAATGCTACTAGTGTAAACATGAACAATTTAAAAATTGATGGTGGTACATTAAATAGCTCTGGTATTACAGCAAGAGTATGGTCACATGATAAATCAGCCGCAGGCGATAGATTTCCTATGTATCATAACAAAACTCGTTTAGCTCAATCAGCTTTAGTAACAAGTTTTGCCGCTTCAGCTATGACTATCAAAACATTACAAGATGGTGTTTCTGTTCTAGAAAGTAAAGATATCCCTACATGTGAAAACGGATACTATAAATTAATTTGTCATCCTAATGTGTCTTATCAAATAACAACAAGTCCAGGATTTAAAGGGTGGATTTCTCCTACAAGTTCTGAGCCTGCTTACAAATCTCCAGCATCTGTTGGAATCGTGGCAGGTGTTGAAGTTATTCAATCAACGCTAGGATACAAATACCCATTATCAGGAGATACATTAAGCACATCTTCAGGTAGTTTGTATTGTTCATTATTGTTTGGTGATGAAGCTTTTGGTACTGCTATGATTAGCGGTGAACAAGGTGAGTCAGGTTTTAATTTCTATTTAAAACAATCTGGTCGTGAGTCAACTAATGACCCAACAAACAAGAAAAAACAAGCCGCTTTCTCTATTTATGGAGTAGGAAAAGTATTAAACAAGTCCGCAGGACTATGGTTATTAACAACTAAAGTTTAAGGCTTAATTTTTAGGGGTAATATTAATTTATTACCCCTTTTTTTTGTCTTTATTTTACTTTTATGTTATTATAAAGATGTTCACTTAAACCATGTTAAGGAAAGATGAGCGGCTTTATTGCTGTTCGTCTTTTTTTTTGGCTAAAATTTATAAGGATTTTTATGTCACAAAACCAATACGATCAACCCAAAACCGTTTATTTTGCTAGTAATGATACGTCATTTACTACAGGTGACGGAACGGTAACACTTAATGTTATTGGTACATTGTTACGTAATAGTGTTGATGGTTATATTATTAATGATGGTGACGGAGCTATTACTGTTACTTTATCATCTGATGGTACTAATTATGGTAATAACATTCATACCATTAAAGACCAAGTGTTTAGTTTGAAAACGTTATCAATAGCAAAAATAAGGCTTGTCGCTGTTGCTACAAGTGCTTATAGAGTATTTTGTGTTTAGGAGGAAATTATGCCCTTAAAAAAAGGTAAAAAAAATATTGGTTATAATATAAAAGAATTAAAATCATCTGGTAAACCTAAAAAGCAAGCTGTTGCAATCGCTATGAAAAAAGCAAAAGGTAAACGAAACTATGGGAAGTGATTTAACAACGTTACGCAATTTATTAGAAACTCAATTAAATGTAGGTACTACAAGCACGTCAACAGATCCAAGTTCTACGACATTAAATACTTACATTAATAAATCTATTAGAAAAATTGTACGTGAATCTGAACCAGTAGAATTATTAAGTGCAACACCTACTGATATTAATATTGTCGCTAATGCTAATACTGTTACTGTACCAAGTACATTATTAACAACACATAATGTTTATTATAAAGATAATAGCGGTACTTTTAAGCGATTAACAGCTATGCCATATAAACAATTAGTTGCTGAAACAGGAGCAAATAACTTTTTTAATACTTCTTATACAGGTAATCCTATTTATTATACTTCACGTGGAACAAGTTTAGTTTTTAATAGATATTTTAATCGAACTGAAACAGCGGCCATTAAAGTTGATGGTGTAACTGCACCCACTACATTAAGTAGTGATTCTGATACCACTGAATTACCTGTTGATTACGATATGTTAATTACTTATTTTTCAGCATTTTTTTATTATCAACGTGATGACGATTTCCAAAATCAACAAAAATTTCAACTGTTAGCACAAGAAGAAAAAACACAATTATCTGTAGATTTAGATAAAAATAATGAATCTGTTATTATGCTTGATCCTTCATATTTTACTCAATTAAGACGTAAAAATGACCCTAGTGTTTTTTTTAGTGGGTAATTAAAATGGGAAATTATCCATACGCAGAAGTTAAATATTTTAGAGGCTTAACAACCAGTAGAGATTTATTAACATCAATAGCAGGACAATTACAAAAAAACCATAACTATCTATATATGCCTGCAGGGGGTTTAGAAGAACGTGGGGGCGGTGCAAGGCTAACACAAAACCCTAATTCTAGTAGTGATGCAGATGACCCTATATTTAGTTTATCTAATTATATAGCCCCTAATAATTCAGAATTTTTAATTACTAACCAAGATCAAAAAGTTTATTATTATAATAGTGGTTGGCAAGATGCAAACGCTAGTTTAGCATTAACTGCTGATAAGAAAATTAGGTGGGAAATGGCAGGCTTTGATACTGCACGTGCTATTTATGGAGCGTCAGGAGAAGCCTATTTAGTAAAAGTTATTGGTAATACCCCTGCCGCTACTAAAGTGACTTCTGGTATTCCTAGCGGTTTAATCCAATTAAAATTACATAAAAATAGATTGTTTGGTGTTGATAATGAAGATACGTTATATTTTACTGAAATTCTTGATTTTGATAACTGGAATACGACAGCTAACAATATTGAAATAGCTCCAGGTATTGATGGGGGAATTAGAGCGTTAGAAGTATGGGGTGATGCTCTTTTTATTTTTAAAGAAAAGGGTGTTTATGTTTTACCTAACGCTGATTTACCTGTACCGAAAACAAACTGGAATGTTTTGAGAACGGATGCCATTATTGGAACACAAAGTACAGATAGTGTAAAACGTACACGAATAGGAATTATGTATTTATCTAGTGATAACTATATACGTTTAATTAGTCCAAACATTACTTTTTCTTCTGGTGAATACCAATTAGGGGGTTCAGGTAGCCCTATTATTAGCGAGGATATACAAGACGATCTTGTAGAATTATTAGACACAACAAAAAAAGCTAACGCATCTGCTGTTGTTTTTAATGATTTATATATTATAAGTTTTCAAAGTGTTAATAATGGTTTAACGTATAATGATCTTACTTATTTTTGTGATACTACTAAATTTAATCAGTTACCTAATATTCCACAACCGCAACCTTATTGGGGGCAATTTACAGGGTTTAATTATGATTTTTTTGCTACGCAATCAGCTAGTGATACTTTAAAATTATATGGTGCTAAAGGATTATCTGGTGCAGTTCATGAAACATTAAATCCTAGTATTCATAATGATAATAGTGAAGCTATTGTTAGTAAGGCTATTTTAGCGTGGTTGCCTGTTGGCGGTTCTGGAACAGTAAAACGAATTAATAATATATATTTTACAGGTGATACTGATAACTGGAATATAAATCTTGTATTTAATACTTATCGGTTAGGAAAAGAATTACCTACAGAAGGGGAAGGTATTTCACGTATTTATACAACAAGTACCACCGATGCTTCTTTAGTAGGTACTGGTGTTGTAGGAACTGCTGTTATTGGCGTACGTGGTTTATCTTCATCACGATATAGTTGTAATTTACGTGGAAATTATTTTGTTGCTGAGTTTGGTAATGATAATGCTAACGAGTTTACACGAATTTTAAAATTAATTATTTATTACCGTAATTTATCACAATCATAAAGGAGAAAGAAAACAATGCAATCAACACCTAATGAAACAGCAAATACAACCCCGATAGATGATGCTAGTTATTTGTCACCTGAACAAAAACAATTAGCAACTGATACATTTCAAACGCAGGTACAACCATTGCGAGAAGGGTTTGAAGACCGAGTAACTACAGGTTTAGAAAGTTTAGCTAGACGAGGTATCGCTATGGGTGATTTAGGGTCATCCTCTTTAGCCGATATCTATAAAGAACAAACTAAAGCAGAAGCACAACTAGCAAGTCAAATTGGTACAGGTATAGGAGCTAAAAGTTTAGATCAAGCCTTCCAATCAGCAGAAGCCGCAAAACAAAGAGAATTTTTAACAGGTGAACGGTTAGGGGGTGAAGAATTTAGAACAGGGGAACGAGAAGGGCAACAAGAATTTGTTTCAGGGGAACGATTAGGTACACAAGACTTTCAAACAAGTGAAGCATCTTTAGATAGAGAAGCACGAATAAATGAATTAAATGTATCACAAGAAGATAAAAAAGAATTAATAAATCTTAATTCAGATTTAGAACAAGAAATGTTAGATTTAAAAAATTCTTTTACAACAAGTGAACGAGAAGCAATACAAACGTACGAAGAAGCCTTTAGAGATCAAAATTTTGCAAACCAATTTGATTTAATAAAATATCAAGACCAACAAAGACGTTTCGATTTAGCAGATGAACGATTATTACAAGCTATACAATCAGGGCAAGCATATAATAGACCGCAACCAGAAGATTTTACTGATGAAGACGGTATATTAGATCAAGAAGCCTATAATGCTAAAGTTTCAGAAGTTACAAATGCTAGAAATGAAGCAGTTAGCCGTTTGCTAAGTTCAGGAACAGAACCTGTTTTAGATGAAAATGGAGAACCTGAAGTTGATGAAGACGGTAATCCAATAATGCAAAATATAAGTATAGGTATACAATTCACCCCATTAGAAGAAGTCCAATTACAAAGAATGGCTAGTAGTGCAGGTCTTACAGTGGAAGAATATACAAATGTTAGAAATGCTTTAGGTGGAGCTCAGTCAGCTTTTATTCTTGAGCAAGAAGATGTTGTAGATGAAGATGGTAATACTGTAACTGTTTTTAAAAATTTAGATAAATTTATAAGAAATCCAGAAGCAGAAAAAGAATTGCAAAAAGAATTAGCTTCTTTATCAGCAGGAAAAAAATACAAAAGTACAATAGAAAAGCCCATTATAAAAAAAGAGGATATAGATAACATCAACAAATACACAGATACATCAAAATTTAGAACAGGTGACTATGGAAGCGAAAAAAAACGTTTTTAAAAGATGATAATTAAATATAAAGGAGAGGTGAAATAATGCAAGGAAGTTTATTACAATCGTTAGGATTACAACCTATTTTAGATATGAGAGAAAGGGAAGCTATGGCGGTTGGTGATGCTTATAGACAAAAATACGCTAGAGAAGAAGAAGAAAGGATAAGAAAAGAACAAGAAGAAGAAAATAAACGTGCTAGACGTGCAGGATTATTTACTACAATTTTAACAGGGGCGGCTACTATAATTTCAGGCAATCCTGTTGTAGGTTCAGCTATAGGAAAAGGGCTTTCAGGTTTATTAAATAAAAACAAAACACAACCAAGTCAATTTCCATCACGTCCATCTGGTAATAATCAATTTAGTTTATACCCACGTTTATCTAATAATCAATATAATTCTCGATATATTCCTCCTAATTCTTTACAAAATTCACTTAATGTTACAGATCCCAACAACCCTAATGGGAGTATGTTCCCATGACATCATTTGAAGAAATACAAGACAAAGGGTTATTAGCGGCTAAAGGGTTACAATCTTTGTTAATGGAAGGAATTGGAGCTGTTCAAGGTGTAGGGCAAGCTGTTGGACAAACTACGCAAGCTGTTGGAAGTGGGTTATCTTCTTTGTTAGAAAAGCCCATAGAGGGATTTAAAGGTTTAGACCCTTATACTAGAGCTGAAATAGGTGGTTTGGTTGGTCAGGTTATAGGAGAGGCTTTAACAGGACGAGAAGCACCAAAAATGGCTGAAACTATTAGACAAGTTCCTGCTGTATTAAGAGAACGAAAAGAAAAGCAAGAAGAAAAACAAATTGAAAAGTTAAAATTATTAAGAGAGACACAGAAAGAATCTAGAGAAGAACAACGTAAAGATACAGAATTAGCATCTGAATTAATTAAATTAGGTTTAGTAGAAATAGACGAAAATAATCTTAATTTAGTTAAAAATATTTCAAAGCAACCTCATGCATCCAAATATGTAAAATTTAATGATAAATCTAAACCTATATTTAATCAAAAACAATATTTAAAAGACGTTGAAATTGCCAAAAAAAGCATTTCTACAGCAGAATTGCATTATGATAAAATGGATACAATACAAAATGCTATAAAAAAATTCTTAGAAACAAATTCACAAGGTAAATTTACTAGATTATCTGATTTTGGTGATGCTCTTACAGCAAGAAATTTTATTTCAGGATCAAGTGAAAAATTATTAAGGTTAATAGGAACTCCTGAACAAACAACAGCTGAAAATTATTTAGATCAAATATTATCTAATAAGGGTTTTCAAGAACTACAAGAAATGCGAGACGCTAGCCCTACAGGGGGAGCATTAGGTCAAGTAACTGAAAGGGAGTTAGATTTATTAATGAAAGCCGCTACAGGTCTTTCTACTGGAATGCAACCAAAAGAATTTTTTGAAAGATTAACCACCTTATATGAGGCAATAGATAAATTTAAACAAAAGCATCCTATTTTATCCGTTGATACTATATTAAATCAGTCAATTTTAGGTAACAAAAAAGTGCTTATAAAAAATGCTGATGGTTCATGGAAAGAAAAAGGAGCAAATTAATGAAGCAAATAGATATAGGTAATGTGATACTAGAATTT